CCAAGTCGAAAAGAACACGGATCCCGCCACCTACAACGCCAAGATTGCTGCGGCTAAGGTGCAGGTTATCCAGCTCGCCGGTGAGATCGGAGCCAGCATCCCTGGCTCCAAGCTCGGCAAGATTGTCGAGAGCGTGGTCGCCACCGGACTTGATGAGGATGGACTGAGGAACGTGCTTGGCCAGTACGTCAAGTTCCAAGGGAACGGCAGCACCCTGAACGGCGAGGCCGGTCAGGTCGAGCACGACATCAAGCAGTACGCGTACTCGCAGGGCGTCAAGCTGGATAAGCAGACCATCAAGAATCAGGCTCAGCTTGTGGTCCGCAAGATCGGCACAGCCCAGGACATGAAGGCTCAGATTCAGGCGCAAGCCGAAAGCCTGTATCCTGCATATTCCGAGCAGCTCAAGGGCGGGCAGACGATGCTCGACATCGCCAACCCTTACATTCAGCAGATGGCGCAGGATTTGGACCTTCCAGTAACCAGCGTCACTCTCGATGACCCGCTGATCAAGCGAGCCCTTAATGGGCTCGACTCAAAGGGTAAGCCGATTGGCCTGGACGTCCCCGACTTCGAGAGGCTCATCCGGAATGACCCTAGGTGGGCTCAGTCCAACAAGACTCAGGACGACGTGATGCAGGCGGGCAAGAAGGTGCTCACCGACATGGGGCTGCTTAGCGAGGGAGGGCAGAAGTGACCACATTCGCTCAGCTCATCCATGGTATTGGCGTGCAGGAGTCCGGCAACAACTACCACGTAGTCAACTCCATCGGAGCCGTTGGCAAGTATCAGGTCATGAAGGCCAATATCCCGAGCTGGTCTCGGGAGATCCTCGGCCACTCGATCACCTGGCAGCAGTTCCGGGATTCGCCTGCGTTGCAAGAGAAGATCGTGCAGGGCAAGCTGCGGAAGTACTTCAACAAGTACGGCGCCGCTGGCGCCGCAGCCATGTGGTACTCAGGTCAGCCGAATCCTAACAAGACCTACGGCAACCCTCCGGTCTACAAGTACGTCAACTCGGTTATCGGCATCGCCAATAGATATAGCGGCACCTCCCTCCCGGGGGGAGGGGGTGGCGGTGGGGCTACCAGTACCGGTAGCGGGTACATCGCACCTACCGCAGTCCACCTGAGCACTTCGGAACTGGCTGCCCAGTACGGCTTCACCTCTTCGTTCCTCAACTCGAACCCCGAGCTGAAGAAGCTGTTCCAGAATGCCGTGAGTGGCCAGTGGAGTGCCGACAAGTTCAAGGCTTCACTCCAGAACACCAAGTGGTGGAGGGGTCACTCCAGCAGCGAGCGCCAGTACCTGATGGATCGCTACATGGACCCCGCCACCGGTCACCAGAACCTGGCACAGAACCAGGTGCGAGCCCGTCAGATCGGCAACCAGCTCGGTATCGTCGAGACGGCCTACACCAAGAAGAAGATTGCCACGGCCGCCTACAACATGACGGCCAAGGGCTGGGACGAGAACCAGGTCCGCTACTACCTCGGCCAGTACGTCTACTTCTCTGGTGGCAAGCACCAGGGTCAGGGTGGCGAAGAGTGGGATGCACTCCACGAGTACGCCTACTCTATGGGCATCACGATGAAGAGTGACTGGTATGCAGACAAGTCCCGCAATATCGTGCGAGGCATTGCCACTGAGCAGGACTACAAGAACGAGATCCTGAACAAGGCTAAGGCCGCCTTCCCGATGTACACCAAGCAACTTGAGGGTGGGCAGACGGTAGCCGATATTGCCCAGCCCTACCTTCAGTCGATGTCGCAGATCCTGGAGCTGCCTGGAGGCAGCATCAACCTGTTCGATCCGACTATCAAGAAGGCGCTCCAGTACAAGAACCCAACCACGAGCAAGCTGGAAGCCAAGCCGTTGTGGCAGTTCGAGAACGACCTTCGAGCGGATCCCCGCTGGAAGAAGACACAGAACGCACAGGACAGCATGATGCAGGTGGCACACCAGGTGCTGACTGACTTCGGCGTGAAGTACTAGGGAGGGTAGATGACGACACCTATAACCAGGAATCTGCCCTCATGGGCTGCCGCTGCTTCCGTGGCTCACGCTGCGGCTGCTGGCCCGACTCCGGTGCCCGGCGACTCCGATGAGGCGTACCAGCGATACGTGACACTGATCGACGCACAGATCAAGAGTTCACAGAAGACGCTGGCTACACAGAATGCCAGGCTGGCAAGCCTGAAGAAGATGAAGGGCAGTACTGCGGCGGCGAAGAAGAAGATCGCCCAGCAGATCAACCTTCAGACGAATCTCATCAAGGCCACCACGGCTAAGCTCAACATGCAGCAGACCAGCAAGGTAAACAAGACTAACCAGTATTACAAGGATACCGGCCAGTACAGCAAGCTGCTTGAGGGCGCCAACCGGGACGCCTTCATGGCTATCGAATCCCTCTTCAAGGGGTACGGTCTTGAGTCCCTGGCTGGCAAGATCTACGACTATGTAAAGAACGGGTACTCGGGCGACACGATCTCCATCCTGCTTCAGGACACACCCGAGTACAAGACTCGCTTCTCTGGTAACGAGGCACGGAAGGCTGCGGGTCTTCCTGTGCTCTCGCCTGGTGAGTACCTGTCCACCGAATCCTCGTATCGACAGATCATGCAGCAGGCCGGACTTCCGGTCGGCTACTACGATCAGCCGAGCGACTTCGCTAACTGGATTGGCAAGGATGTCAGCCCTACCGAGATTCAGACTCGGGTGGATCTGGCTACACAGGCTACGGTTCTCGCGAACCCCGCCTATAAGCAGGCGCTCAATCAGATGGGTATCGATGACGCTCACCTAACCGCCTACTTCCTCGACACGACCAAGGCTCTTCCGTTCGTGCAGAAGGCTGCGGCTACCGCAGCTATCGGTGCGCAGGCTCTCGCTACTGGACTGGGCTTCGATCAGTCCTATGCTGAGCAACTCGCCACGGCTGGCGTCACGCAGGATCAGGCCAAGCAGGGCTATCAAGATATCGCCCAGGCTTCGCAGACTATGAACACCCTCGGCAAGATCTACGGCGAGGCGTGGAACCAGCGGACATCAGAGCAACTGACGTTCGAGGGTAACGCAGAAGCGGCAGCCAAGAAGGGCCGCCTGCTCTCACAGGAGAGAGGGTCCTTCTCGGGCTCTGGTGGGGGCGCTAAGGGTCTGGGAGGTCTCACCCAGGCTGGTGGTGCACAGTAGTATTGCGGGCCCTTAGGGGCCCGTTCATGGCCTATGGCTCAACGGCAGAGCAACGCACTGTTAATGCGTAGGTTGCAGGTTCGAATCCTGCTAGGCCAGCCATCGCAGGGATCGACCGGCCCCCTGGGTGTTCAGAAGTCCGGATCTAAACGACGAGCGTGCCTTCACCACCCCTGGTGCTGGTATTGGCGTCACAATTTTGGGAGGCTCTCATGAGCAACTGGGGTTTCGATGACAACGACGACAACTCGCAGGCTGGCAACGACAGCGAACTGAGTGGGCCGAAGGCTCTGCGTAGTGCGTATGAGGCGATGAAGAAGCAGAACGATGAGCTCAACCAGAAGCTGACGAGTTTCCTGGAGGAGCAGAACAAGGCTAAGCTCGCCTCTGTGTTTGAGAACCTGGGGATTCCTGGTGCGACTGCGGTCTACCAGGGCCCGGCTGACCCGAAGGCTGCCGAAGAGTGGGCTAAGTCCATGCAGGCTGTCTTCAACACCAGCAACCAGGGCGGAACTCCGCCCGTCGCCGAGGCACAGCAGTCCGCTGAGCCGACGCTCCCTGCATCCATGCAGGCGCAGTTCGAGCGCATGTCCGAGGCTGGCCAGGGTGGTAACCCGACCGGCAACTTTGACGCAGCGAATGCTGCTATCGGCGACGCTTCCAGTAACGCTGACATCATTGCGGCTTTCGATAGACTGAACCGCATGTAACCAACATTTAGGTGGTGACAAACCATGGCTAACGCTTTCACCGGCACTACGGCGATGGCGAACCTCGTCCAGACCGCGTATGACCGCGCTCTTGAGTTCGCCCTTCGCGCCCAGCCCATGTTCCGCATGGTTGCGGACAAGCGACCCGTCCAGCAGGCCATGCCTGGCTCGTCGGTCGTGTTCTCCCTGTACCAGGACCTCGCTCAGGCGATCACTCCGCTGAACGAGCTTGTCGACCCGGACGCCGTTGCGGCCGGTAACCCGACCACGGTGTCCGTCACGCTCAACGAGTACGGTAACGCCATCCTGGTCTCCAACAAGCTGGACCTGTTCAGCTTCACCGACGTGACCGCCGGTCTCGTCAACCAGGTCGCCTGGAACCTGATCGACTCCATCGACCTTCTGGTCCAGAACGTCCTCGCTACGGGCACGCAGACGGTCCGTCGTAACCCGGGCACCGGTGCCGTGACCTACGGCTTTGGTGCTACCCCGACGAACCCGACCGCCCTCACGGCGATCGACAACTCGGCCAACTCCACCCTGTCCTCGGACGTTGCTCGCTTCTCGGTGACGCAGCTTCGGACCAACAAGGTCCACCCGAACAAGGGCAGCTACTACACGGCGTATGTCCACCCTCAGGCGTCCTACGACCTGAAGCGTGAGACTGGCGCTGGCTCGTGGCGTCAGCCGCACGAGTACTCGGCTCCCGGTAACATCTGGGCGTCCGAGATCGGTGAGTACGAGGGTGCTTGCTACATCGAGACCCCGCGTGCGCAGAACGTCCAGTCCGGTGCGGGTGCCGGTGGCACCCAGACCCGCGTGTTCAACACCTACTACACCGGCCAGCAGGCTCTTGCTGAGGCGGTTGCGGAGGAGTTCCACACGGTTCGCGGTCCGGTCGTCGACAAGCTGACTCGCTTCCAGCCGCTCGGCTGGTACGGTGTCGCTGGTTGGTCGCTCTACCGTCCGGAGTCCCTGATTGTGGCGCAGACGTCCTCGACGGCTCGCCCGAACGCCTGATCTAGCTAGGGGCCCTTCGGGGCCCCTTCGCTCCAACCCCAAGGAGGATACATGTCAGGTCTTGACAATACGTCCTACACCGTCCGCTCAAGCGCGGTTGCGACGACTCTCACGAACAACGACTCGGTGCTTCTGGTCTCCCCGACCGGCGGCTCGATCAACATCACGGTGCCGGATGCTACGACCCTTCAGCCGGGCCGTGCGTTCATCGTCCGGCGTGACGCCACGGCCACCAACACGGTGACCCTGGTTCGCTCTGGTGCGAACACCATCAACGGCGCCACCTCGCTCGCGGTCGGTTCCGCTGGTGCGGTCGGCTCTGCTGAGATCTACTCCGACGGAACTAACTGGTTCTCGCTCGGCACGTCCGTCTGATTGAAAGGGGGCCCTTGTGGCTACATGGATATTCACCACGCCTACGGTCGCTGAGGCTCCCTTTGCGTGGAACCCGCTCATGGAGCGGTACCGCATGAATCGTGCACTATCGGTGCAGGAGGTGTCTCCCGGCGTATTTGCGACGACAAGATACAGCGCATACACCGATGAGATAGGCGCTCTCAACTTTCCGCCGAACCCGAATGCCGGGGACACCACCTTCTGGCCAGCCCCCTCGGCTGGCCTCCGCTTCTACCGTGGCGGGTACGAGTGGCTAGTAAGCAGCCAGGACCGAGCCGACCTTATCGCATCCGGCGTGGTCGACGCCAGCAACTTCGTCCTCTCCCCTGCCGGTCAAGGCTTTGGAGAAGGCGGATTCGGAGAGGGAGGATTTGGAGACTGATGGCTTACACGCCTATCGCACCAGGGTCGGCTGACTGGGATGTCCCGGTCAATGCCGCATTCACCAGTCAGGATGCCCGCATCACCGCCAACGAGGGCAACATCACCTCGAACAGCGCCAATATAGCCACGCTGATAGCGCGGCTCCCTAACCTCGCACGCAAGACGGCCGACCAGGCTGTCACCAACACCACGACCTACGCAGACGCTGCCGACCTAGTCGTTGCGGTAACCGCTGGCAACACATACAAAGTCGAGGGCTTCTTTGTCTACACCACGCTTACGGCGGCTGGCATCAACCTCAAACTGACCGGCCCTACGGGAACTGGTACGTGGAACTTTGCCACGCTCTCTGGTGGCGGCTCCACCGACACTGGCACTGTTCGGTATTCGATGTCCAGCAATGGTGTCGGCACGTCCCGCACGGGCGGTACGGCCTCCGTTGGGGCGGGCAACGAACTCACTGGCTATGTGCGTGGCATCTTCCAGCCCACAGCCAACGGCAGCCTTCAGTTCGCATTCACCCAAAACTCAGCGAATGCTACAGCCACCACGCTCAAGGCTAACTCGTGGCTCGAACTCACCCGAATGAACTAGGAGGAACGATGGCTGCTAAGCCGAACAAGAAGGCTCCCCTCGGTCAGGGTGGTCGCTTCGCTGCGGTCGCCAAGGCTGCTGGTGGAGGCAAGAAGGGTGCCGCTATCGCGGCAGCCGCAGGACGTAAAAAGTATGGCGCCAAGAAGATGGCGGCTATGGCTGCGAAGGGACGGAAGAAGAAGTGATTAACCCTCGACTCAACCCCGAAGACGGTCCCGCCGACGACCTGTATGGCAACCGGGACACCGACACCGAGAACTTCCCCACCACTATTGGTGGTCCGGGCGGTAAGGCCACGCTCACCGAGAACGACGAGAAGGGCATCCTGGAAGAGATCGTCTTCGATGCGATGAACGTCTACAAGCACGCTGAGCTGAACTTCAGTCACGACTCTCACCGGCAGGGCATCTACCGCCAGGATGGCGGTAAGTATGGCGACTGACAACCTTCCCGCGTGGGTGCACACCGGAGTTAACAAGCTCTCTCGTGAGCGGATCGGTAAGCCGATCCACATCCCTGTCGCCAATCACCAGCCGGTGAGCGCGAAGCCTGTGCTGAGCACTCAGCCCGCCCAGGCCAGCACCGTGCAGGCCAAGGCCCTTCGGGCGCAGACTGCGGCGCAGAGCCACAACGTCTTCCGACCCGACATCTACCGAGTGAGTGAAGGATACCTGAACTGATGGCAGTAGCTAAGACTCCCGTAAAGGCCGAGGTTAAGCCCCTCCTTGAGAGGGGCTCCATCGTGAATCTTGAGAAGGGTGGGCGCACGCTCACCGGACTTGAGGTCCTTGACTGGGATGAGAACTTCGTCAAGTTCCGGTGGAACATCACCATCTCACCGCAGACTGAGATCGTCCTCATCCCGTGGGTCAAGATCGAGGCCATCGGCCTGGTCAACGAGCGGTGAGCTGCTCTTCTACCTGCGCAACGAAGGATCACAAGACGTGGGGAGAGTGCGTGAGGTCCAAGGGGCTTCAGCTCTCCCCGCACGTCAATGAATCCTACGGGTCCAAGCAGAAGCGGTGGGACAAGGATCTTAATCACTATGAATCCGCAGTAAACCAGGGGCTCCAGCCCAAGGGTACTCAGCGGCACCAGGTGGATGCCGCGATAAAGGAGGCTGATAGTGGCTGAACTGACAGTACGAATAGATGGAGTGGTGCCCGGTGGTTCTTCTCTTCCGGTAGCCCAGTCCGCACCCGCCAAGTCTTCCGCACCCGTAGTCACCAACGTGTTGGCCGCCTCTGCGGCTGGCGATCAGACTCTGTTCTCTCTTACTTCGGGGCAGATATGGTACGGCTTCGTCGCCCTTACGGCGACGCTCACCGGCGCCAACAAGACCGCAACAATCACCATCAACAATCTTGGCGGTTCGGCGACGCCGGATCCTGGCACCGACATCGCTGGCCTGACGCTCAAGACCACAACCGCCACGGATGCCATTGCTGGCGAGACGCACACGCCCTACTTCTACATCTATGCGGGCGGTAGTGACAACGATCTGCATGTCGCCGTGTCTGGTGACCCGTCAACCGTTCTTGCGACCGCCTACGGCTACCTTCTCTCCTAAGGAGAATCATGGCAACGAGTTTCGACCAACTAGTCTCAAGGGTAAAGCAGCAGCTTCTCGGGTACACGAGAGACCAGGCGTCGATCTCGTACCTCACGGCGAACATGAGCTCTAGTGCACTCACGTTCAATGTGGATCCTGACACGGTGACCAACATATCTCGTGGTCTTGTTGAGATCGGTGACGAACTTCTGCTCGTCAAGAGCTACGACAGGGCTTCAGGCACGGTCACCGTGATTCCTCCGGGGCGTGGTGCTGAAGGCACCAGCGCCGCAGCGCATGTCACCAACGACATGGTGACCGACGACCCGATGTTCCCTCGGGCCCGCATCAAGGAAGCCATTAACGACACGATCAACGGAACCTACCCGGACCTGTGGGTCTTTGGTGAGTATGAGTTCCCGAAGATCGCAGCACGCTACGAGTATCCCCTGCCTGTCGAGGTTGAGGATGTCTACAAGGTGACCGTGAATACCATCGGCCCTTCGGCCGTATGGTTCCCGCTCTCCTCGTGGAGGTTCAACCCCGTCGCGTCTACCACCGCCGGTCAGGTCAAGCCCACGCCCACACCTACTGGCAAGACTCTTCAGATCATGAGGGACTTCGTGGTCCCCGGCCGTAACATCAGGGTTACTTACTCGAAGAAGCCCAACACCCTTGTTGGTAACTCGGATGACTTCGAGGCCACCACCGGCTACCCCGAGCGTTACGTGGACCTGATCACGTACGGCGCCTGCTGGCGCCTCCTTCCCGCATACGAAGCAGCCCGACTTCAGCAGTCCCAGATCGAGGCAACCGAGCGTGCGCCGCTGGTTCCTACTGGTGCTGGCTCTCAGTCCGCTCAGTACTACCTGTCGCTGTACCAGCGCAGGCTCCAGGAGGAGCGTGACAGGCTGTTCCGCCTGTTCGACAACTACCAGCACTTCAACTCCTGATTGTCCTGCCAGCGCCGCGAACAATGACGCTCACGTGAGTCTGGCTCATGCCAACCTCGTCGGCTATGGCCTGTTGAGTCATGCCAGACTCGCGCATTTCGCGCACCTCGGCAATCACTTCATCGCTGAACTTCGCCCTACCGTGTTGTTCGTTCGTGGCCCATCGACCACGTCCGCGCTCATCTCGATCTCGAATGTTGTCGGCGTGAGTTCCATTCTCAAGATGGTCAGGGTTGACGCATTTGCGATTGTCGCACTTGTGTCGACAGACCTCAGGCCAATATCCGTTCCACAGGAAGAAGGACAGGCGATGCGCAAGTATGCGCTTCTTCTCTCGGCGAAGCTCGCCGTAACCGGTCTTATGCAGGAAGCCGGTCCACTCCCAGCAGCCATCTTTGGTGACCGTGGAGCGGGATTCAATGTAGCTCTTCGTGAGCGGTTTCGTATTCACACCTCAAGTGTACCATACTTCAATAGCTAAGGAGGCGTTGTGGCTCAGTCCAGGTACTACTCGTCCATCGCTCAGCAGACTACTCTCACCAGCGGTGTGACCCCCACTGGAACCACGATCATCGTAGCCTCTACGGCAGGCTTCCCGGGGTCACTTCCCTATACGCTAGCCCTCGACTACGGCTCGGCCTCTGAGGAGCTGGTTGAGGTCACTGGCGCTGCCGGTCTGACCCTCACAGTCACCCGCTCTATCGACGGAACGTCCGGCTCAAGCCATAACCCTGGAGCCGTGGTTCGCCACGTAAGCTCCGCTCGGGACTTCACTGACTCCAGGGTCCATGAGGGCTCTACGAGTGGCGTACACGGCGTCACAGGGGCCGTGGTAGGTACCACGGACTCGCAGAACCTCAGCAACAAGACGCTGGTTCGGGCTCTCGGCTCCATGCAGAACGCCACGTTCTACAATGTGGGCGCTGTTGGCATCACTCAGATCATCGGTGACTCCACCAACCCGAACGCCAACCGACTGGAGATCAAGGACAATGAGGTCGCCCTCAACACCATGATCTTCTTCCAGTCGACAGGCGCCATCAAGTCGGTGAAGAACGTCGGCGACGGTGACGGAGCCTACAAGTTCAGGCTCACCGACAACGACGCCACCACCGACAGGTTCGCAGTGCTGGCCGGTGGTACCGTGTCGGTCTCACCCACTTCGGCCACCACGTTCGTGGGGCTGGACATCGTCGCGCCGGACCTCAGCAACTCCAAGAGGACCATTCGAGTCGCCGCTTCAGGCGGCGGCTCTGAACGCTTCACTGTATGGAACGATGGTCGAGTCGACATCGTCGGCAGTTCTGCCGCGAACTCTCAGTTCGACGTCACTGCGGCACCCTCTCAGTCCACTGACATCATGCGGGTGATGGACTCCAGTAGCAACGTCCTGGCCTCCGTCCAGTCCACGGGCAAGTTCCTCGGCAACAAGGGCGCCATCTTCGCTCAGCCTGGTGTCACGTCTGGAGCGGTACTCCAGATCGGTGGGTCGAACG